ATGACTTATGCAAATGTTCAAGATGAACGCAAGCAATTCGTTGCGCTATCACTCGCACCGTACATCAACGCAATTCAGGATCGTTTGTCCATGGATGATATAACGGCGCGAGGCAACATTGTTAAGTTTGACGTTGATTCTGCTTTCCTTCGGGTAGATCCGATGGAGCGTTTGAACGTCATTGAAAAAATGCTATCTCTCGGCTTGATTACACTTGATCAAGCAATGGAAATGGAAGACCTAACACCAAATGGAAACGAAGATGTTACTTCAGTTCAGTAGCGAGATTACTTGCAACGCAGAGGAACGCACCATTACCGGCAAGATTGTGCCATTTGGTGATTCTGAAGTCGGTTATACCAATGTCGGCAAGGTTGTCTTTGAAGCTGGATCAATTGAAATCCCAACCAACCCAAAACCAAAACTTTTGCTTGAGCATGATCCTAAAAAACCAATTGGTCGTTTAGTTTCATTTACAGAGGATGAATCAGGCATTTATGCAACCTTTAAAGTTGCTAATACACAACGCGGCACAGACAGTTTAATCGAGGCAAGCGAACAATTGCGTTCAGGCTTGTCGGTCGGTGTAGAAGTAATTGCTGGTAAGAAAGATAAAGATCGTTATCGCGTTAAATCAAGTTTGCTCAAAGAAGTGTCACTCGTACAGGCAGCCGCCTTCAAGAGTGCTGAAGTTTTGAGCGTAGCGGCATCTTCCGAAGAAGAAGTCGTTGAACAACCAACCCAAAACGAAAGCGAGGCAGTCGTGGAGAACACTCCAGACACCGCAACCGTTGCGCCTGTGGTAGAAACCCCTGCGGTGGAAGCTGCGCGCCCAACTGTTGCTGCACCAATTTACGCGAAGCCACGTATCAACGTGACTCCGCTTGCAATGCTAGAAAACACAATCAAGGCAAGCATTTTCAATGACGATGAAGCTCGTCAATGGATTGCAGCTGCATCTGACACCGACACCGTTGCAGATGTTCCTGGTCTTGTTCCAACTCGTCAAGAGACAACTGTTTGGAATCCAAAGTCCACAGGTACACGCGCCACAATTGAAGCAATTTCATCTGGCGTTCTACCCGATGCAGGCATGAAGTTCCAAATCCCACGCGTAAAGAGCGTTCCGGGCGTAGGTGCACCTGTCGCTGAAGGCGGAGCTTTCACCGATGATCAGGTCGAAATCGAATATCTTGATGTCGATGTCAAGAAGGCAGCGGGGATGCAATTATTTTCGGTTGAGGTCCTCGACAGAACTTCGCCGGCGTTTCTATCCGAGTTGCTCTCATTGATGGGCGATGCTTACGCTAAGTCCACGAACACCGCAGCTGGCGCAGCACTCGCGACAGGCGGAACTCTCGATTCCACAACCGTAACCCTTCCATGGGACGGCGCAGAACTCGCAGCGTTTATTGCTCGCGCAGGTGCATCTATCTACACAAACACCTTCCGCTTTGCAACCGGCGTAATTGTTTCTCCGACACAATGGAGCAACATCGTTGGATTGGTAGATTCACAGAATCGCCCAATTTTCAATGCAGCGGCTCCACAGAACGCAGCCGGTGATCTTTCCGTTTCTGCAATCCGTGGAACCCTTCTCGGACTCCCACTCTATGTTGATTACACAATGACAGGCGAAGCCGATAACTCGATCATCGTTGTAAACCGCGATTCCTACACATGGTACGAATCACCACGCCTACAACTCCGCGCTGAAAAGGTCGGAACCGGCAAGGTTGAAATCGGAATGTACGGTTACTACGCCATCGCCACGAAATCGGGCTCCGGCGCGTTCAAGTTCAACAAGGCATAACAGCCTAGAAGTAGAGTTACCCCGGCGCACAGCCCTTGCGCCGGGGATAACATAGGAAAGGATAAAGATGCCAGCGACATTTGTTACTGAAGCCGAATTGCGCTCCGCGCTTGGCATTGGCAATCTTTATTCATCGGCAGTCGTTGAAGAATGTTGCCAAGCGGCTGAGAATATTGTTAAAGCAAAACTTTGGTATAACGAGTTTCCTGTTGTTGCTCATGAAAGCACGACTAGCGTTGCAACTATTTATTTTGATGTACCACATCCGTTTATTATTGGCGACACGATTGTTGTTGAAAACTGCGGCGCTAAATACAACGGATCAAAGACCATTACAGCGGTTACAACTTACGGCATTAGTTATAGCGTAAACAACGCCACAGCCGAAGTTAAAAACGCCCTTGTGCCATTTGGGAAGGCTTACGGCACAACTCACATCGATTATTCAACATTACCTGAAGTCAATGAAGCATCACTCATGGTTGCCATTGACATTTGGCAGGCTCGTCAAGCATCCAACGCTGGCGGCATTTCACCTGATTTCCAACCTTCGCCGTATCGCATGGGTAACACACTCATGGCGCGAGTTCGCGGTTTGCTTGCGGATCACTTAGCTCCGGGCGGTCAAGTAGGATAATGTCAGCAATCTCTACCCTACGTGGAACAATCGCGACTGCGCTAACTGATAATGCGGCGTGGCAGGTGTTTTCCTTCCCACCTGCCACTCCCCTTGCTAATAGCATTGTGGTACAGCCAAGCGATCCTTATATCGAGCCAAGCAACGATCATTACAAAACGGTTAAGCCTAAGGTCAATTTCAAACTTGTTGTCCTTGTGCCTATGTTTGATAATCAAGGAAATTTAATTAACATTGAAGATTATTATCTGAATATAGTAAACAAGCTGGAAGCATCGAACATTGCTTATTCGATTGGATCTTTCAGCGCACCCGCAGTCTTGACCGGCGTGGCAGGCGATCTGCTATCCGGTGAAGTATCCATCAGCGTTCTATCCGATTGGAGCTAATACAATGGCTGATAATGACAAAGAGCGCGAGCGTTTCTTGACTAAAATCGGTCAGGTAAAGCCCGCGGAAGAAGCACCTAAACCAAAACCAACCGCTAAGAAAGACGAGGAATAGCCAACATGGCAGTTTTCTTAAACAACAAGGTCGGACTTAAGATCAACAATGTCGATCTTAGCGACCACGTAACTTCAATTACCTTGAATCAGGCTTTCGATGAACTCGAAGTAACTGCAATGGGTGACACCGCGCACAAGTTCGTCAAAGGTCTTGAATCCGCGACACTAACCGTATCATTCTTGAACGATCAAGCAACAGGCGAAGTTCTCGCTACTCTCAATGCAGCTTACGGCACAACCGTTGCATGGAAGGCACTTAATAACTCCGCAGTTGCAGTTGGAGCAGAAAACTTGCTATACAGCGGTGACCTGCTTGTGAATAACTTGACACCTATTAACGGTGGCGTTGGCGACATGTCTACAATGGACATCACCTTTACGGTAAACTCCGCAGTAACAGCGGCATCAACCGGCACGTTCTAAATTAGGAGAAATGGGCAATGGCAAGACTAAAAGTTACTAGGGCAGATGGCACAGAGTCGATCCACGAGATTACTCCAGCCATAGAGTATGCGTTCGAACTGCATGCGAAGAAAGGTTTTTATAAAGCCTTTCAGGAAGATCAAAAGCAGTCCGATATTTATTGGCTTGCGTGGGAGTGCTTGAAACGTGCAGGCGCACCTGAAGTTTATCCGTTTGGGGACAAGTTCCTTGAAACCTTGAAGGCTGTTGAGGTTCTAGGGGACGACTCCCCAAATGGTTAGCGCGTGATACTTGGACTTACCGAATAGCAGAATTATCGGTAAATCTAGGTATCGCGCCTAGCGAATTCATCAACATGGATAGGGATCTACTGAAAGCGTTTTATGCAGTAATCTCGAAACAGGCGGAAGATAGGAAAAATGCCGGTCGTAGTAGAAGGCGTACCTGAGTTAAAGAAAGCACTCAGAAAGTTCGCGCCTGACCTATTGAAGGAAATGAACGCTGAAATCAAGGTGGCGTTAAAAGAAGTCGTTAAGGATGCACAAGCAAAAGTTCCCGGACAGGCTCCCGGCGGTTTGTATAATTGGAACGACAATGGCATGGAAGCCCAATCACGCACAAGCCGTGAGCGCGGGTTTCCGAAATACAATGGTCGCGTAATCCGTAAAGGTTTGACCTATTCAATCGGCAGACAAAAAAGAAACCGTCAAGGTTTCGCCAGCTTATATTCATTGTTAAACAAATCAGCCGTTGGAGCAATTGTTGAAACATCTGGTCGCCTAAATGCGTACGGCAGACCACAGGCAGGCAACAGAAACAGCAAGAATAGCAAGCAGTTTGGTTCTAGCAATAATCCTGATGCTGGACGTAGATTCGTTGGTGCTATGAATGGCGTTGGTCCATTGAAGCAATATGACAAATTCAATCGTGGCAGAGGACGTTTGCTATATGCGGCTTATGCTGAAAACAATGGTAAGGCGTTGGATGCAACGTTCAAAGCCATTGACAAAGCGGCTAGGTTATTTAAGCAACGTTCGACAATGAGAAGGGCGGCATAATGTCAAATATTCGCATTGATATTGCTTCCGAGTTTAAGGATAAAGGGTTTAAGGCAGCTGAGAAGCGCACAACAAGCCTGAATCGTAAGTTTGATAATTTAACACGATCCGCTCGCCGCACGTTCATCGCTATTGCTGGTTTTCAGGCTTTACGCCGTTCGGTCGAAGCATTTGCCGCTGAGGATAAGGCAGCCAATAAATTAGCCGCAAGCCTACGCAATTTAGGCTTAGCGTATAACACTAGGGCAATTGAAGAATATTTAGAATCAAGCGAAAAAGCCACAGCAATAAACAAGGATCAATTGTCGCCAGCAATCGCACAATTGATCAGCACAACGCTCGATGCACAAAAGTCCATGTCATTGCTCAACTTGGCAATGGACATTTCGACCAGCACCGGACGTGATCTCTCATCTGTAACAACTGCACTTAGTAGAGCGTACAACGGCAACTTCACATCATTAGGCAAATTGCAGACTGCCTACACCGCTGCCGAACTAGAAGCAATGGGCTTTAACAAGAGTATTGAGGCATTAAGCACACAGTTCTCTGGCGCAGCGCAAAAAAACGCGACAACATATTCTGGCAAAATTGAATTGCTTAAGATTGCTTTTGGCGATGTAGCAGAGGAAATTGGCAAGGGTATTCTGTCTTTCCTTACTAGCTTGGGACAGGGTGATTACAACAAAGGTTTACAGAAACTCGTTGATTTCGGCTCAGCCATTGGCGATGTCTTTAGGCGTGCAGGAGTAAGCATTGAATACACAAAAGCGTTGTTATCTACCGGTTTCCGTATCGATGAAGAAGAAATGCGCAAGCTCGATGAAATTCGTGCGCGTTTTAATAACCCACAGGCAGCCGCTAACCGTGTTGCCAATAGTTCAGCTGCTAATCGTCAATTCTTAGCCGATTATCGCAAACAACAGGCACTTCAAAGAAAGATAGAAGCGGATCGTAAAAAGGCAGCCGCCCTAGCCACTAAAGCGGAAAGAGAAAAAGCCAATCGTGAGCGTGAAGCTCAAATGCTCAAGCGAGCTGGAACCATATTCGATTTAGAAAATATCCAAATTGTTGCAGCCCTACAAGGGCAAATCGATGGTGAACAGCGTTTGCGCCTAGTTGCCTTGCTTGCTTTAAACAACGGTATAGCAGAGGCAGCGGAGAAGGCGGCATCTGCGGTGGTTGCGCTTAACGCGCCAGCCTTGGCAAACCTTGGAGTAATTGTTAGAACAGGCGATACCATTGAAACGGTTATCGGCAAGTTAATCAATGCCCAAGCAAGGGTGGCTTTAGTAGATCTAGGCATTAGCAACATTCCTAAAGCCAAGAATCCGTTTGAAGCATGGGATCAGATATTTAAAGACATCATTTTGAATCTAGATACTATTGCTGAAAAGTTAAAGAAAATGCCAAGCTTAAGTGCTAATGCTCAAACAGGTGTTACAACTGCTCCAAGCACAACAGCGCCAGCACCATCGTTTTTTGATCGTAATGCTCCAACCCCAATCTTCCCAGCTCAGCCAAGCATCGGAGAAGGCCCCGGTAAGCCATATCTGCAAAACCTATCTCCTGACTTGCAAGACATCTTCGCTGGTCTTGGCATTAACTCCAAGACTTTGTTCGATTTACAAATCGGTGCAGAAAACGATAATCCGATGGTGATTGTGAACGTCCAAGGATCTGTTACAACTCAGGGCGACCTAGTGGAAGCCATTACCGATAGCCTGTATAAATATCAAAAGAGCGGCAAGAGTATCCTTGTAGGTTCGGTACAGTTGTAATGGCAGCACCAACAATCCGCGTATTCGTGGACTTTGATAGCGATACCGCCTTTGAAACCGACCCGCTAATTCTTGGATCTGCAACTGAAGGCATCCTTGGCACTAATCGCCTAGGATCTGGAACCTTGCCGGTTGAGATTACAGACTTGGTAACTCGCGTAGGTATCCGGCGCGGTCGTAATCGCATCACATCAAAGTTCGAGTTTGGCAGCGCAGATGTGGTCTTATATGATCAAAACGGCGATTGGAACCCAACCAACAGCGCAGGCGCTTACTACCCCAATCTTGTGCCATTACGCCAGATTATTATTTATGCAACCTATTTAGGCGTGGATTACTACATCTTTTCAGGATATATCACAAACTACGACACAGGCTTTAGACAGGGTAACGAGGATGTAAGCACCGTAACGCTTCGCTGCGTGGATGCCTTCAAGTTGCTTGCAGGCTCGGCAATAACAACCGTGACGGGAGCAGCCGCAGGGCAGCTCTCAGGCGCTCGCGTAGATGCCCTTCTAAACGCCGTAGAATGGCCCATAAGCCTTCGAAACATCGATGTTGGAGAAAGTACCCTGCAAGCCGATCCCGGCACGTCTAGGAACGTTTTAGAGGCATTACAGACGGTCGAGAACAGCGAGTTTGGTGGCATATTCATTGACGGTGAGTCCAAGATCAATTTTGTCGATCGTAACTCACTCATCACTAGACCAGCCACTTCGGTTTATACGTTCAGCGATACAGGCTCAAACATCTCATACACCAATGCAGTCGTGGCTTTTGACGATACCACCATCGCAAATGATGTGACTGTGAACCGCTTGGGCGGAACGGCACAGAACGTATTTGATCAACCTTCCATAGATAAATACTTTTTGCACTCAGGCATCCGGGAAGGGATCCTCGTTCAGACTGATAGCGAGTCCCTAAATCAAGCTCGCGGCATCCTAGCCACACGCAAGGATCCTGAAGTTCGAATCGATAGCATCCAACTTAACCTGTATGACGATAGCAACCCAAATAAGCCCTTGGCTGGCGTGGACATCGACCTATTGGACGGCATCACGGTTATCAAGACCATGCCGGGATCTACCAGCGTTACACAGCCTAGCCTTGTAAACGCCATTCATCACGACATTACCAAATCAAGCTGGAACACAACCCTATTCACATCTGAGCCTTTATTAGCCGGTTTCGTGTTAGATAGCACGATTAGCGGTATACTAGGCGAGGACGTGTTGAGCTACTAAGGAGACACATGGCAGGCGCAGGATATAAGTTATTTCAGACGGGCGATGTCTTAACCGCAGCTCAGGTAAACACATACCTAAACGAGCAGACCGTTATGGTCTTTGCAAGTTCGGCTGCACGCACCAGCGCGCTATCTAGCGTATTAGCTGAAGGCATGGTTTCCTATTTACAGGACACAAATGCGGTAGAAGTTTATGATGGCACAGCATGGGTTTCCATCGGTTCATCTGGCGACATTACAGGCGTTACAACAGGCAGCGACTCAGGTTTAACAGGTGGCGTTACTTCAGGTACAGCTGATCTTAAACTACAATTACAGTTCAACGCAC